AAGTATCTTGACTGCGCAAATTAAAAATTAAAGTGCGGCAGCTTAATTATCTGTCCAGGACGCTCGAATTCAAAAAGTCTATCTTTACCTATCTATATAGAATAAGTATTGACGGTTCTTTTGTTTTACCCAGGTACGACGCGCCTTAATCATTAGTTTCCAATTATTAATTTGCGAAGCACCTGCTCTTGTACTACTTGTATTGTTTATGTAAATCTGTTCAAAGATCGCTCGTTTCACGATTGCTGTTCTTTTCAGAAAGCGGATGCAAAGGTAAGAACTTTAAAGCATATCTTCCAAATATTTTCGGAAGTTTTTTTTTCATTTTTCTTTTTTCTCTTTCCTCGTCGTCTCTCTTGTCGAAAGGGAGGCAAAAAGAAAAAGGAAGAAGGACCAGGCACCGTTTCTTTAAAAAGAATGTCAACTCGCGCTGCTTTCGTTTTCAAAAGCGGGTGCAAAGGTAAGGACTTTAAAGCATAACTTCCAAATGTTTCGGAAGTTTTTTTTCACTTTTCTTTTCCAAGGCCGAAGTTCCGAAAGAAACCTATGGCAAAGAAGAGAAAAATGGAAGCTTACCGCTCCGTTTTACTGTCAGAATGTCAAAACATCGCCGCCTTCGTTCCCGAAAGCGGATGCAAAAGTAGGGCTTTTACGGACATCTGCAAAATATATACAAGCTTTTTTTGAGGGTTTACGTGAACTTTTTCATAACTAGCTGATTGATAGATATGTTTTAAAGCATGTTTTTTAAAGGGAAAGAAAGGCAGGAAGGAAGGGGACACATTATATATATACGCGCGCGCATCGGAATATACTAAGTTCACCCCTTGACATAGACCACTGAACGGCCGGCACCACGCTTGAGGAGCCCAAAGAGAACTGACAATAAACCTGCGAAAGGCTACATCCGGAAAGCCCGGATACTAAACGAGAACTACTTATAAACCGCAAAACGCTTTGTGATACTTTCTCAAATCGTTTCGTGAGTATTTTGCAATTGTTAACACAAAATAAAATGCGTTTTTTTGTTATTTTCCGAAGCGGTTTAACCTTCTTTCAAATGATCTTTAAATGTTCCTCAAATCATTCGGAATGTCTATCTTTGTGTAAATCTTAGGCATGTGTACCTAAAAAAGTGATGCTTATATTCCTCTCTCCGCTGTCTACTAAATTTCGACTAACTCACTTATCGGCTTGATATAAGACGCCCACTTGCTCCATCCACTTGATGATTTGTAGGCATCAACGGAACTATCGGGTACATAGATATTGGGTATGTTTGAACCTCGGAATGTCCAGTAATCGGTGGTTGGCGGTATTGTCGCCCTTATGATTAGAGTCTCAAGCAGCGGACAGCCACCCATTCCCGTTACTGATATAACACTTTCTCCCCTTATCTCTACATAAGTTAAATTAGGATTATCCGCAAGCCCATCTATCTTTGTAACATTAGACGGATAAACGAATCTGGATATGCCAGCTCCTGAAAATGCGCCGTTATTAATTGTTGTTACAGATTCCGGAATTGATATTTCTCTCAGTTTAATACATCCGCTGAAAGCCGACTTAGAAATGGTAGTACATGCACTGCCTATTATACATCTTTCCAATGAGGTACATCCCATAAAGTTTTGATAGCCAATGTCAATCCGTTCAGGTAGTTCTATACTCCTCAATGCGGTACAGCCGTAAAAAAGGCTACTGGACGAGGTGGTGAAATTTAGCCACTTGAACTCATCGAATGTGGTAATCTTTGTATTCTTTGCAAATGTGCTGGCACTGATTATCCGTTGGACAGCCGCCTCCTCTTCCGTTATATAGCCGTCCTTGTCCTCATCCCATATACCAAGACATATTCGTCGGGTTTCAGTATCCCTGAAGTGGATAGCAGCTTCACCGATGAGTATCAGATTCAGTCTATTGAATATACTTCTCAACACATCCACAGAGTCCTGATAGTACTTGGAATGCACAGTAATGGTGCCCTCCAATACCGGTATGGGGTCTTCACCGGACAGTCCCTCGGCTGACAGTCCGGAATAGCTGCCGTCGGACAGCTGGGCGAGCATGTCGAGTGCGTCGGCAGTGTAATACTCTTCATTGAAGCCTATGGCGCGGATGTGTTTCAGCGCGTGGGCATCACCCTGGGACTGTTGTGCCTCAATGACATCAGACAGCAGCTTCATGGGGCTCAGCAGGGGGCAGTTCTCCACCCAGAAGTCCGTGATGTTTCCGGCACACTGGCCGATAATCAACCCTTCGGTCGACAGCAGCGGGAAGTTCTTGAATGAGATGTACTTGTTGTTTGCCGGATACTCGATGACTTCAAGACTGCCGCCTTCCGGAACCTTAATCTGGCTGAGATTGGTTCCGTCCGCATATATCTCACGGATATTCTGGCAGGCGCTCAAGTCAAGAGTACCCTGCAAGGTGGCAATGTTTGACAACAGGACTTTCTGTAGGCTGCCGCAGTCGGCAAGGGTAAGCCCGGTGATGGTGATGATGACGTTTTCGGTCTTGCTACCCAGGATGAGCTCCGTCAGGCGCCGGCCACGGACCACCATGGTGCCGCTGACGTTCTTCCGGTGCCAGTCGCCGATGGAGAGCAGCCAGCTCGCCGCCTGGATGGCGTTCTGCTGGTCGGCAGAGCCGCCGAGGTCGATGGTCATCCGGCACACTTCACCGGCCTTGGTCCTTGCGCCCTGCACGATGCTGGTACCGTTTGCAATGGCCGGGTACATGTCGAATGCCGGGGTTATCTCGTAATCTATCAGGTCGCCTGCTGCACGCACGATGATGGTGTCCGTTCCGCTGTTTGAAAACAGACCATAGCTGTATTTCGACATGATGTACATGATGCGCTTCTTCACCCAGGCGGTTTCGGCAGAGCAGAAGTCGCCATGCGATTGGGTGATAGGGTCGGTGTCGTTGGTATAAGAGCCGTTGTTGTAGGCTATCTTGGCTATCTCGTAGCGTTTGGCATCGGCGTTGACCAGCGTGGCCGGAAAATAGTTCTTGATGCCGAGATAATACTTCTTGTAGAAGGCATATACCTTGTCATAGGGAGTGCCCGAGGATTGTCCGCACAGGCTTTCCATGGCACTGAGCATCTTCCGCATGCCTGCCGCAATCTCGGCGCTGAATGCCAGTTCGAGCATGTTCCAGAATACGGATGTCTCGCCGTTCCAGATGGGCTGGCCGTTACTGTAAACATCGTGCATCTCGCAGTGGTAGGGCTTGCGGTCCTGACCCTGGTTGTCTATCGGGAAGATGGTGTCGGCATCGTCCAGGCGCCACCGCCACTTGCTGCCGGTAGTGCAGAAGTTATACGGATAGGTGTTCTTCGCCCGCTGGTCGGTTCCGGCCGTAAACTCCACGAAATTATGATGGAATACGGCGTCGCTGATGTCGAAGCAGTCGGGGATGGTAGCCCGGAAAAGCTGCTTCCTCGCATTGACGAACAGTTCATTCAGCTGGTCGGCCGTGAAGGCTGATAAATCACTGCTTAAATACTCTTTGAGCTGTGTCTTAAGGTTAATCTGCCCGGCCCCGATGTCCGAAGGGATGAATTTCCCTTCCGCCGCCTCATAGTAGTACAGATTGTAGAGGTCGGCATCGCCGGTCTTGGCAATCCAGTACTCATACCCCGTGCTCCGATATTCCGCAATAGAAGCATTCAGCTCCGCCAGCGTGCCGCCAAACGGACGGATGCGGTTGTTGCAGACATATACGGCGTTATAGGAATCTATCCACCTCTGCGCAGAGAGCGGTTCGGTCTCGTCGGCATTCAGCTCTCCGGCGTCGAAGTCCCAGCAATTGGTATCATTATATTGGAAGGCTTCCTCATCGGCATTGTACGCCCAGTATGACTTGCCGCGGTTCCAGGGCACACGGAACAGTGCCCCCAGCGGTGCGTTGTCCGAGCCCTCTACAGAGAGAAGTTCCGGGAAAGCCTCCGTATCATAACCGAAACAAAGGTCATCTCCCTTGTCCGGGCCGAACGTAAATTCTCCCATGCAAGTATATACATCCTGCCCTTCCTCGTTCACGGACTTCGAGAAGCCGATGAACGGTTCCTGATAGACGGCCACACGTATCTTCGGGTCGGCAGCCATCGCCTCGTTCTTCATGCCTGTCTCCTTGAAGAGGGCATCGTAGGCATCCACGCTGCCTGCCTTGTGGTCCTGCATGGAGCTCGCCCAGTTCTTCTTGGCGGTCAGGCGCCCGGACTTCGGAACGTTGTCGTACATCAGCACACAGTTCTTGTCCGTGGTACCGTCGGCATAGGTCGCGATGGAGGCTATCTTGTTTCCATCAGCGTCCTTCAGCCCTTTCATCTTAAATCTAATATTCCACTCCAGGTATTTTTTGGAAGATGTACCCTGGCCTTCCACCAGCAGATTGGTAAGCGTGAAGTTCCTCTCCGGCTTGTCCTTGAAGAAGACTTCCAGATTACCCGCCACGCCCGAAGGGTTCATCAGGTTCGGGAAAGGCTTGTCTACCACAAACACGTTGTACAGCAGCTTCGTGGCATTGAAGTCGATATTCACACCCTCACCGTCCAGCACGAGGTTGACGTTTTTCTCCGCAAGCTTCTCGTCGGTGGTCACCAGCTGGTTGATATAGTTCTTCTGTACGGCTTCCGAAGGCAATGCACTGTCGTAGACACGCAGCCCGTACAGGTAGAGGTTGGCATAATCGCTACCCAGCACAATCTTGCCGTCATTGCGGAAGTAGTCGTTGTTCTCGTAGGCATACTGCCGGTTCTTCTTGCCGTTGATGTAGATGGCCACAATGTTGAACCCTGCATTCCCGTAGGCATCGGGCATCACGACTACTGTCAGGCGGATACGCACACCGTTGTCTATAGGTACGTCCTGCGTCGAGCTCTCCTGCATGGACTGGGAGAAGAAGGATACGTTCTCGCCCGACACGCGCAGGCCTACGTTGTTCTCCGCAATGGTGATGATGTCCTTGCTGGCATCCGAGGGATTCTCCACCTTGAAGTCGATTTCGATGGTCTTGCCCCGGCGGGCGGCTTCCGTGGCGAAGGGGCGGTAGTCTATCACGGCCCTGCTGCGGGCGAATATCTTCAGTGCCTTCACTCCGTCGGCGTCAGCCGCCCATCCGTCGTTGCTCCAGTTCAGGTTGCTCCACTCTACCGGTACGGCCGTCTTGTCCACCTCGTTGATGACGCTCCTGTAATTCGTCTGCGAGTTGGCACGGGTCCGAGGATTGATATAGAGTGCGGCGCCTGCCGTAGCCGAATAGCCCAGCGAGTTGTTCACCGGCAGGACAATGGGTTCCGTCAAGGCATCCGCACTGTCCGTCACGCCGACTGTGACGCCGAAGTCGGCATCGTCATCCGTCTCCACCTCCATCGGGTAGGTGAAGGTGTTCCTTGCGTTCGCCACGATGGCGTCATTCTCGGAACTGTACACCTCCATGCCGCCTCTGGTGATGGAGAACCTTGCCTCGGTCAGTGCGGACGGACCGTCGTAGATGGCGTAGTCGAACACCGTGTTGTCCTGCCAGTTGGTGAGCTGTTCCGCCACGTTGTTCACGCACATAAGCTTCACGGCTTCGCTGGCCGTACGGATGCACATGATGTTGACCGATACGGATTTTGTCTGGATGGTATTGTCGGAGTTGGAAAGATAGAAACTCACGTTGTATACGCCCGTCGCTCCCGGATGCTCCAGCAAGTAGATATACGGAGTATCCAGATACACGGCTGTGCCTATCGCCTTGTCGTAGCTCTGGCTGTAGCCGTCGCCGGTGACGGTCAAGTGCAGCGTCTTGTTGATGTTGCCGTTGATTATCATCGGGATGTTGATGTTCCCGGAGAAGGCGGTCCACCAGGCGAAGTTCGGGGCGCTGATGCCCAATGACGTGAGTTGCACGTTGTACGTCACCGGTGCGGTGGTCTTGTCGGTATTCTCCCCCTTGATGGAAATCTTCACGCTGTTGCTTCCTGATGACAGCCATTCGGCTATGTCCTGCCTGATGGATACGCCCGAAGAGACTTCCATCTGCTTCACCACGGTGAAGTCGGCATACTTGGCGTTCTTCATCATGATGGTGCACAGGCCGAGTTCTCCGGTAGACTTGTAGGGTTCGTCCAGACTGTCCCGGTACTGCGAGACGAACGTAAAGTCAAGCACGCACTCCTCGCCGTACTGGGTGGCGAAGCCGAGCGAGGCCATGTTGTTCCGGACATATACGCTGTACATGGTTCCGGCACCTCCGGCCAGTTCGCGCACAGTCTGTTCAAGCGTCGCACCCGCCGCCCCGTCGAAGGCCGTACCCGGGTCGGTGCCGATGACAAGCTGCGCATTCCTCACTTCCTGCAGGGCGTTTTTCAAGCTCTGCATCGCCGCCTTGTTCGTCTCGAGGCTGTTGTCATTAACGCACTTGGCGAACTCGTTAATCTTTCCGACAAGCTCGTTCAGTTCCTCGGCCTTGAGGATGTTGCCACGAACGAAGTTTCTGTTTAATTTATCCATAACCTATCCTAATATATCGTTGTCATCAAGCCTGCTTGAGTCCAGTATGAAGTCTACAATCTCAATAACCTTGCCGCCACGCGCGGCAAGGGCGTGCATTATCAGGTTCGTCTCGAGCATGCCCGTGTCGGCCATGTCACTCTCGATACGGCTGATGACCGCATTCGTGGCACCTCCATCGTCACCGGTCACGCGCTTGCTCAAAACGAACCTGATGTAGCCCATGTCACTTGACGTTCAGTTGGTTGATAATTTCACGCTTCACTGCGGCTATGAGCCGGGAGTTCTTGACTACAAGCTCAAGGGCCTTGCTGTATCGTTCAGGAATCTCCACTGCATCCTTTGAATAGTAGATGCTTTTAGCTAAGTCCTCAAAGCCTATGTCCAGCAGGATACTGCCGTTGTACATCATTTCATTGCCGACGGTTTCCGCGGCGTCGAAGGTCTGTCTGCCGCCCTCGAATGAGGTCTGGGCCTCGATTTTTCTAAAGTTGATTTTCATGATACGTATACTATTAATTTATAATATCCTTTTAATTATCTGGCTGGATAAGATTTCTTGAGTATGCCATTTTCAAAAAACCTCAATCCATACATAGTGTCAAGCCAAACCTCGTCACTTTCGCCAACACCAGTTGAATTCATTATACTAATTCTGTTTGTAGAAATACTAAGAATGCTTAGAGTACTTCCATGACCACTAGTTATCGAAATATATGGGCTATTCTCATTACCATCCTTAAAACCGATATCAATAACTTTATCATTATTATTGTCATACACTCTTATGCTGCCATATGTTCCGTCAGTACCATATTCATTTTCCTCCTTTATAGTTACGCGGCTTCCTCCAGACATAGATGTACTAAATTCGCCTTTAAATACTCCGCTATTGGCTGTAACATTATTCAAGGTAATGTTATTCAAAGTCGCATCATTCCCGTTGATGTCACCCGATAATGTAAGGTTATTGGCGGTAATGTCATTCAGCGTCAAGTTTCCGTCCTTGTCCACCACGAACGTGTCGTTCGCCACGATATGCCCGTTGAACCGGATGAGGTCGGCGCTCACCAGCGCATTGCTCTGGAACCTCCCGTCGGGCAGCTCGGTAACGAAAGCGGCTATATACGATTTCTTTACATAACCATCCGAAGCGGTTTTCTCTGCAAACATCTGCACAAGGTTTGATTCGGTGATGAGCCCCGACTTGTCGATGTTCGTGATATGCCCCGCCGCATCAAAACTCACTTTCTTCGACAGCAGCGAGTTGAAGTCCCCGGTCGTCACAAGTCCGGAGGTGCTGATATTCGTAATGTTTCCGGAGCCGTCGAAGTGGATGCCCTCCACCAGTGAGGCAATGGCATCCTTTGTCACCTGGATGGCCGCTGTATTCTCATCCGCCGTACTCTGCGCTCCCCGTGCGGCATAATAGGCATCGTAGGCATCGCTTATCCCTTGATTCGCGAGCCTCGTAGCCTCGGCAATGCCATTTTCCGAATCCGTCACCGCAACCGTGATACGGTCCCCCAGGTTCTCGATATAGGCTGTCGTGGCGGTGGAGGAAGGCCGCCAGTGGGATATACTGAAGTTTTCCCCGGCTTTCTTTGCTGTGATAGCTACAAGCGAATCATTCTTATATGACACGCCTCCCGAAGAGAACGTCGCGTTCACCCACATGTCCCCCATGTCGTAGTCATCGGCCGCGGTGGGCTGCGACACGAATACACGCCGCTTGCCGTCGGCCGTATCCTGCGCTTTTTTAGCATCTTCCAGCGCCTTCAGCGTCAGGTGGTCGGTGATTTCTTCCCAGGCACCCGACTCGAACCGGTAGCCCTGCCCGGTAGCGGTGTTGTAGAACAGGTCCTGGTCGTGCATGGCCTTCAGCTCCGCAGTCGTCCATTCCGAAGCGGGAATGTTACTCAATGTAGGCTCATAGTCATAGAACCACATCGTGTACTCCTTGTCCGTCTGCTGCTTGATAATGTCGAGATTCACCTGCATGTCGTCAAGTGTCTTGTCCATATCCTTACCGGTGGCCTGGTTGATGAACTTGGCGGTAATCTCGCTGAGCACCGTATTGAAGTCAATCAACGGTTCGGGCATCGTGTACGAGTTTATCCCATTGTATATGCGCACGTAAGGCCCTCCGGCGGTAACGCTGTCCCATACAATGGCACCTTGTCGGCCCGTGTCCGTCCGGTTGCCGAGCTGCACGATGCTGTCTCCGGCAAGCGGGATGTCGCTGCCCGATGCACAGTCGTCCTTGGAGAGGTCTATGTAGTCGTCTCCCGTACCCGTCACGAGCCGCCAGTAGTAGTGGTTGCCCGATTTCAGGTTGAACGTCTCGCAGATGGCCTGGTCATCCTCCTGGAAGGTGTTGTACACGGTACGCCCCTCCGAATCAGTGGTCTTGAAATAGCAGCGCCAGTATGTGCCCTTGTCCTCCACGCGGTTGCAGATGATGCCGCCGCCGGTATTGTACTGCCTGCCCCCGACATAGGTGGACTGCTGCACCTGGATGTCCTCCACGCTCAGCTTCTTCCGGATGTCCACAAAGTCGATGTCGAGATGGTAGTTGCCGTCCGCGTCCCGGTAGATGCCGAAACCTGAGCCTCCGGCTGAGAAGTTCTCCGACACGAGGTCTTTCAGCAGCATGATTTCGTTCAGTGTTGCCGTGCCCTTCACGTTGATGCCCTCGATGAAGGTCATCAGTTTCTCGATGGTCTCGGCGATGTCCTTACGCACGTAGCGGTCGTCGTTGTCGTTCTTGCTGCCTATAGGGTCAAGCTTGAAGTGCCTCTTCCCGTCGGTCTCCGGTATGCTGTCGTCCTTCGACAGCTTGTAGACGGCCCCCCCGTTCTCAAGGGTCGACACGAGCTGTCCCGCATAGGGGAAATAGGCTTCGGCGTCGGTGTTCCTCGCGTATACGCGTGCGTCCTCTATGGTATCGAATACAGACGAGCTGTCGATAGGCCGGTACGTTGTCCTCTTGTATTGCAGCGCGAAGCTGCTTCCGTTTATCTTTACCATGTCAACTCGTTTTGAATGTGAATGTATCGGCATCGTTCGTGCCGTCGGTCCGTATCACCCACATGCGGTAGTCCGTTGCCTGGCTTCCGTTAGCGCCTTCCACAGGGATGGAAGTGGGGCCGCTGCACACTCCGGTGTCTTCGATAAAATTACCGGGATATGCGGTCAGGGTGAGCTCGCTCACGGTTCCCTCAGGTATGCAGATTACGATTGTCTTCCACCGGCCGGCACTGAACTTGTAGCTGCCGGCCCCGGTGTACATCCCGCTGCTGCCGAGTGACCGTACCTGGGCCGATGTGGCAGGCACAGAGTCCACAACCCCGGCAAACCACTTGCGGCGCACGTTTACGCTGATGGTGTCGTTCAATGTCTTTTCCGGCAGCTGCCCGTCGGCCGATGCGGCATAAGTGACGGCGGCCTTGTAGGTCTCCCTCTCGATATAGGTGCCGGACAGCCGTCTGACAGCAGTCTGTACACCGGAATTCTCTTCCGAAAAATGCAGTATATTATCCTTCTTGTCATCATAGTAGGCTTCCTTCATGGCACCCTGTCCGTTGCGTGTGGCCGTGTAGGTGATATATCCTTTCGGAGTGCCATATTCCACATCATTTGATGTCGATATGCTGCTCCGGAGTTCCGCTCCTACCGGTCTGTAAAGCATATTGCGAAAAATCTTTTCCCATGTCTCTCCGGAAGCAACCACATCTCCCTTCTTTATATATCCTACATCGCTGGAATTGACAAGGATATCCTTCTTCAGTTTGTCAGACACCTCTGTGATGGAAGAAGAGCCACTGCCTCCGGAAGAGGAACTCCCCCCCATTGACACCACATACTGCAACTGCGAGAGGCTTGCTTCCACTGTCCTCTTCCATCCCTTGCCGACCTTGTTGGTGCACTCAATATTGGCGATTCCCAGGTTGTCCAGCTTCCGCACCACCTTCGTCATCCGGGTATCGAAATATCCGGAAGAGAAATACTTGTCACTGAGCAACCGCACACGTTGACCGAGCTGTAATGGTATGTTTTGCTTGTCCACCCATATATAGTCTGTGTCGCCACCATAGATGGATATGTCATCGCTGTATTTCTCCAAGAAACTGTCCACGGCAGCCTTGTAGTCCTGCTCAGCCTGAGCTTCGTATGATTCTGGCATGCGAATATTCCAGGGAATATACGTGTCTCCCGGCTGGGGTACAAGGTTTCCGCCCGGTATCTGAATGTCATCGGAAGGATAGGTGTTGATGATTTCCCATTCCAGCGTATCCGAATTATAGTTGGCGTCAAACCAGTAATTCCCGTTATCAGAATTTCCCTGACCGGCAAGGTCACCGGTCTGGAAGGAGAGGCGCTTCACCAAGCCGGCTATCTCGTTCTTGTTCGGGTCGAACATCATATTCTCGTCGTTGAAATAAAAGACAGTGAACTTCTTGCCTTCGTCGTCTGTCTTCTCTTCAGACCGCACTACGGACACCGTACCGGTGTAATGTGGGAAGATTTCAGCGAAAGCAGCCTCTTCCACATGCTCGTATAATCCATACTGCGTATTGCGGTCCACATACTTCGCCTTGTCCGGCAGCTGCAGGCGGGTATATCCGTAGCGGCTGCGGTCTATATTCCTTGTTGATCCCAGCGGAATCAGACGGGTGAAGAACTGTACATCCTCGCTGTTCTCTGCCTGGGTAAGTGATATCAGCCCTTTCATGTAGCCCAACGAAACGCGTTCTCCGCGCTCGCAGCGGGTCAGGTTCATCTTGAAGCCGTCCGCCCACCATTCCAGCTCGAAAGCATCCGATATCCTGGTTAGCGCATCCCAGCAGGTGGTATTGTCGTAGTCTATCGTCTGCCACGAAGCCTCCGCCACATCTCCCACGGCCCACACCTCGCGGCCGTAGATGCGGTTCATATTCTCCACCCACTTCTGCAGGTGAGCCTTCGGGCTGCCGTTGAGCGAGAACTGCGGTTCGTAAGCCCCGTCCGTCAGGTTCAGATACATCACCTGCTCGGCGTCGTGTATCGGCGCGTAGAACTTCACAGAGTAGCTGTACGTCTGCATGTTCTTCTGCTTCGGCTTGTACTCTTTCTTGATACTATATTTCACGCCCTCGAGCAGCACGTAGTCGTTCACCTCGAGCAGCACGAAAAAAGGATGTGTGAAGCTGGCGGAGATGGCATCTTCGGTCATCAGCTCCTGATTGAGCGTGGATGACGGAGACGTGCCGGCAGTCAGCTTAAGTTCGCCGGATTGGTTATAGATATTCAGCTTCATTTGAACAGCGTTTAATCGTTATTTAAAGGGTCAATCGTTGTATAAGGATTCGGCTCCCGGAATTTCATTTTCATCTTTCCGTAAAACTTGTCTCCGATTTTGAAAGGGGTCATCATCTGCTGGTTCGTGCAACTCTTGAAATACATCCGGTAGGTAGTTCCCAGTTCCGGCAGAGACAATACCAGCCAGCCACTTCCAAGAAAAGTCTGGAAGGCTACAAATTTCCGGTACCACTCCTCCTTCGTGCCGGTAAGTATGCCGAACTGCAACGTTACGTCGCGAGCCTCGTAATGCGGTTCCGGCAGCACATCCGGCAAACGCTCCCCGTTCTCTTCACGAAACGACACAGTTGTATATGCTTTCATGGCAGGAACCTTCAGCAGTTCATCATAGTTAGAATGGCCGGCAGCACTATCTTCTGCCAGGAAAGCGTTATACTCTTTATATATATCCACACCATTGATAGTGAGTAATCCTTCCAATATCTTCATAATTATCTCATTTTTACTCCGTCCCGTTCCATTCTCTCCATCCCATCGGCAATGCCTTCCAGATACTTGCAGAAAGCCGTATTCTCCGCAATCGTGTTAAGAATGCCGATAGCCTCATACGCATATTGCGATATATCCGTCATCTTGTCATCCATACTGATAACGTGTATCTGCATGGACGTGGCGATACCCTCTATCTTGCCGGCTGTCTCTTCTGTAATGGTAGTCACTGCGCCTGCACGTCCTGACTGGGAAGAGGAACTGCTGCCGTCATCCGCACTCCAACCGAAGGCTGCCGCCATCTTGTCCCGCTCTGCCAGCATGGCATCGGTCAGTTGGCTTTGCATGTTTCTTAAGTCTTCTATCTCCTGCTGTGTATAAGTTCCGTCTTCACCGGCCTTCGCCCAACTGTCGTACAAGGCTTGTATCCGGGTGGAATAATTCTTTGCCAGCATCGAGCGAAGAATGGATTCCTGTAACTTCTTTTCAAAGTCCTTGGCAAAATCCGCATTCTTCAGGCTCATGTCAGACAGCATATTCAGATATGAGTCTTCAAAACTGTCAAAGGAAATACCGGTTACCTGCTCTTTTACCGATTCGAGGATTTCCTTTTCGGCCTCGCCGTATTCAATGATGTTGTCCAGATATCCACGGAAGTCACCGTCCATGGCAGACCACAGTCCGGTATAATTCGTTTTTATCCATTCCAGCTGCTCACCGGTCATGTTCAGCATGTCACTCATGCCGTCAAATTTCACACCGTCCAGCTGTTTGGATATATCTCCGGCTACATCCCGCCAGTTCTTTCCCTCATATTTATAAGAGCCCTTCCACATCCGGTACTGCAACGAGTGCGACCCGGCAGAGGAACCGGAACCCAGCCGGGAATTCGCCAAACGCTTTGTTACTTCCCGTTCCGCATTCAGCAGGTTCAGGGCTTCCGCACCGGCTTGTGTCGCCTCTGCCCCGTAACTCTCTTTGATGTAGGCTTTCTTCTTGTTCAGCAAGGCATCCCATACATCCAGAAGCACGTCATACTTGGCAACCATCTCGTTGTAGTCCGAATAATCGGCACTATTGAACAGGCTGATGGTACCGCCCAGGGAGACTATTGACTTCACAGCCCCCTTTATGGTCTGCAGTCCGCCGGTCAGAACCGTCATCGGTTTGGTCAGGTCCATCTGTGCAAGACCGTTCATAATCTCATTCATGCCCTCCATATAGCCGTCCAGCCATTCAGGTGTCTCTATGCCCAGTTCGTTGATGATGCCCAACACGCCTTCGGCCACTTCCGCATATTCACGGGCTTTGTCCACACCGGCATGCAGGGAGTCGGTAGCTTCTGCCCGGGCTTTGCGCCTGGCCGCTTCGGTACTGTCCAGTTTGGCTGCGGCATCCTTCTTTTCCTGCTCTGTACCTTCTGCCAGCACCTTGTTATATTCCCTACGGGCTTCCGCCGCTTCCTTGTTGGCTTTGGTCAGAACGGCGAAGGAGTCGCTTATCGCTTGGAAAGGAGAACGCTGTTTCTCTTCCTGCTCGATGCTGTTGATGGCTTGAACGATTTCTTTGATATTCTCGGGAGAAAGGTTCTTCTGTTCCTTGATGAAGTCATGAAGCTGCTTCTTCAATCTGCCAAGGGCATCGGTAGACACTTTATCCAAATTGCCGAAGACAGAAGTCCAGTCTATTCCTTTTTTCAGGTTATCCAGATCGAGTTCTTTCAATACCTTGTCCTGTTCCTTTTTGAGGGATGCTTTTTCACCACCGGTCCTGGCTTTGGCTATCTTGTTTTCGTAATCCTTGACGATGGCGATGCGCTTTTCCTGGTAAGTGCCGTATTCCTTATTATAGTCAATCCACGATTGTTCTTCCTCTTCCTTCAGTTTCTTGTCCTTATCGGCATATTCTTTCGATATGTCATAATAATCCTTCATGTATCGCTCTCCGGCCAGGTTCCGTTGCCGGGTTGCCTGGTCCTTCACGGTAGCCACTTGTCCGGGCGTTACTGCCATTCCGTTCTTCTGCGCTGCCTGCAAAGCCTTCAGACGGTCGCGCTCTTCCCGGTCGATGCGCGCCAGCTCTTCATCAAACTGCTTTAGTGCCAGTTCTTTTTTCTTTTCCTCGCCCTCTTTCATCAGGGCAATGATCATGTCGTTTATCTTCTGGCGTGCTTTGAGTTCGGCTTCAGCAAATTCATCAGCCTTGCCCTGCTTGTCATTATCCTTTTTCTTCTTTTCGGCGCGTTCCTCATAATCGAGGATAACCGCATCCTGCATCGTTTTATTATAATTGTCCCATGCTTTTTGAGAATTCTCGCGAGCAGCTTCCAGTTGTTCTCTGGTGGCATCACCCTTCATAAACTTAGCATTGGCTTCATCGAAAGCTATATCTGCCATGGCAAGAGCTGTTTTAGCAGCTTCTTTCCGAAGTTCAATCAGCTCTTTCTTCGACTTTCCGGCCGCTTCGGCAATGCGGGTTTCAAAGTCCACATCATTGGATATTTGTTGAATAGCGGTTCCGGTCTTCTCGATTTCAGCATTTAGCTTCTTTTGAGCTTCCGCTGTTCTATCACTGTATTTATTCCAAAGATAAATCAAGGCCGTGATTGCCGCCGAAAGCCCCAACGTAAGTGTCGCCATCAGCGCCTTGGCTGCCACATTGGAGATGCCCAACGAAACCGCCAACCGGGTGTTCGCCGCCGTCAGCATATTCTTGGCACCTGCCAGCAGCACATGCGTGAAGTAACTGTCCTTGTTCAGCGTATTGGCAACCTGCTGCACACCCATGGTAATCGCCATCACAGCCTGCAGCCGGGTCTGTATCTCTGCCAGCTTCTCCTGCTCCACGCCAAAGAGGGAAGCCACACCTACACCTGCCGTCATCACTCCGGTAAGCCCGGACACCGCATCCATCGTGGCCCTGATATTCTTGTTGTCGTCCGAGAATATTCTTCCTTGAGTATTGATATCCCCCATGCGGTCCTGCATCTCGCCCAGTTGCTGCATGGCGGCAGCATATTCTTGTGTCCCTTCCGTCATCCCCGCCATCTGTTCCTTCAGATTGCGGATTTCCGTGCGCAGCATAATGTGCTTCTGCGAAGACTGCTCCACCTGCTTTTCCAAGGAAGCCAGTTCGCCCTTCTCTTCGGCAAGAACTTTCTTTGCAGCTTCCAAGTCGGCAACCACCGCCATTTTGGCTTTACCGGGAGCTGCTTTCTTCAATTGTTTCTCCAAAGACTTGATATCGGCTTCCACCTGCTTCACCACCTCGCTCTGTTCCTTCATGCGCGCCTTGAAGTCGGCCGTCACCTGCTCTACGGTCTTGCCCACCTTGGTGGTATCGCGTGCAATCTCGTCCAATCCTTCCTTGGTCTTGTTGCGGGTGATTATGGTAAGTTCTACGGGTTCCATCAGTCTGCTGATATGTGGGTTTGGAAGAAGGTCACCGGGTCTTTGCCTACAGCGCTTTCTTTCTGCATTTTCTTCATCAATTCCTTATATTGCCGTTTCTTCTGTTCTTCTACCGAAACGTATCGAGGGGCATCCTTCGCCATGAGTAACAGCATCGGATAGGGCACTTTCCAAAGAATGTAGTCTATACTCCAGCCGGTAGCTGTGGCCACCTGCCAGACTAACCCGAACGGGCTATGGGGGGATTCTGTGTACCCCTTTAACTCCCGCTGCCGGAATGGCTCAAGTTCGGCTTCATCGGATTGATCATTTCCACCGAGTTGATAGTAGTCTGAAAAGACTTCGGGTCGAGCATGGTGAGGAACTGGAACATGGCTTCCTGCAGGAACATGGGATGGACGCGCCAACGGAGCCACCAGGCTACGGGGCGGTTCAGCAACCTTCCCCAGAACTTGCTCCGCACCAATGTATAGGCCACCATGCGGCTGACCGTAATCCCATGCTCGGCTATAAACTTCATGTTCTGCTCGAAAGTATATTCCTGCATTTCGGCATAGGTGATGCCCATCTGCAGATGCAAGTTCGAAATCCTCATCAGATTGCCAAGCCCCGACGTCCGCATAACTACGCTGCGGGGTTTCTTTTTCCGGTATAGAAACTTGAATGGGCGGACGGGAATCGCCACGCCCATATCAAGCATCAATGCGGAAGCTTTCAACTGTTCCGTCTGTTCCATATCATCCTTCCTGGGTCTGCGGAGGGACAATGCGGTAACGGGTCACGCCGGTCTCCAAAGGTTTCAGACATTTCACCGTGCAGTCATAACTCAACACACCGTTCATGTTGATGGAATCGGCCAGTTCGCCACTCATCTTCGCGCGGGGAATTTCAATTTTATGGCCGCTGACACATTCCACTTCGAACGGTCCTTCCAAATCTTTGAAGTCCGTAGGTGGCTCATAAGCGCCGTCGGCCGTCGCAATCGTACCGCCAAACAAGTCTTTACACATCTCAGGTTTCAACTGGATGAGCTTGAAGCCGAAAGCAGTAGTGCCGGGGCTGCTGGTTATCTCATCCACCGGACCATCCTGCACCTGGGCGGCATAGATAGGAGTAGTCTGCTTGGCCTCACCCTTCGGCGACAAGCCTTCCTGGCTAATCCATCCGATTTCCTTGTTGTTGAACTTCAATTTACCGATGCCGTAAATCAGTCCGTTATTATCTTTCACTGCCATATTCTTTGCTATTTAATTGGGTTTTAATCGCCGTTTAATCAGTATCAGAAGAAGGACGGCAACGGCCAGCCGCCCTATCCATATCTGGAACCATTGGAAACCCGTAGGTGCATGTACCACTTCAGGCGGAGGGTCTTCTTCCTTTTCCAGAAGTTCATTGCGTATGCGGATGTTTTCTTCCGTCAGGATAATCACCTCGCGGGCCAGGCTGTCGCACGTGGCGGTCACTTCGATGCTGTCGCCCGATATCCGGTTTACGTTCACCGCTGCCTGCCCGCTGCGGGCACTAAACCCGGTACCGATAGGTATTCGGTTCAATATCGCAGTCGGAAAGGCCGTCTTCGCCAGACTTGGCGGTATCGGCTGTTGTATCAGAGCGAATCGTTTTACGCCGCGCAGGCTGTCGAGGGAAGTGGTTTTCTCCAACCTTATCGGGCTTTTGCAGCTCGCTGCGCACAGGGCAGTCAGTAGCAAAACGGCAAGTATTCGACTTCTCCACGGCCCTGCGGAGTTTCCCGAGTTCTTTTCTAATCGCATTGATTTCTTGTTTTAAGGGTTCTACTATTTGGTCCATCAGGATTTGCATCGCTTTCTGTACGTTGTCCAGCTCGCTGCCGCGGGTGTTCACCTGCGCAGCCTGCACATCGGCCTTCAGTTTCTCCACTTCCTGGATGTACTTCCTTCTGTCTATATACATCTTGAATCCTCCGGCGCCTATGACAGCCGTAAGGATACCACAGACAAGCCTCATGTATTCAAGTGTATCCATTCATCGTTCCTCCTATATTTTAGAGTAAGTCCCAACCGGCATGTACGTCCGCCATGACAGCGGGTACTCCGTTTTCCACCAGCGAAATCGCGGCTGCGAAAGCACACATCGTCGCTTTGTCATTCACATCGGGCACATAGCTGTCCGGCACCTGCATTTCGGTGCACACCCTCCGGATATAGCCCGATGTGTTGTTTTCGGAAGGCGGTGCCCAGCGGTTGATGAAGTCCGCTACCGTGCGGCAGCTGTTGTTACGGCGGTAATTCTGCAGCAGCTTGATAAGCGCACGGTATCCGTATGCCATCGAACGGAATTGGCAGAACGACTTGTCTTGCGAAGGCCTCACCTCCCCCTGCCACAAGGTGCGTGACAAGCGGATGTTCCCGGGGTTGTTATTGCGTAGTCCGCGGCTCATTACCCTTCTGCTGGTTTAAATGCACCATCGGCACGCCAGTCCAGCGCGATGAACTCCTCGCCGAAACCAATCTGCGTATCCGCCTTCATCAGCATCTTGAAGAAATAGAGTTCGCTGGCGTTGGCCCACTTGTCAATCTGGATTACATTCTCGTCGTCCTGCAGGTTGACGGCCGCGAAAAGGTTGCCGTTCATCCCGCTGTCGCAGATGGTGGCTACTATCAGTCCTTCGGGCCATTGGGTCAGCACCTCGAACGGGATGCCTTTGTAGCGTTCCTGGTTGATGTCCGTAGGAGCCGTGCCTTTGTTGGTAAGCTGCGTCAGTTCGTCGTCGTAGGTGTCGAAGTCCGTCACGCTCATGAGGATGCGCAGGTTGGGGTTGTTACGCATGGTTACGGGAATCACTGTGCGCAGTTCCTTCAGGCGTGCCAGCATGGTGGTGCCCACAGTCTTCACTTTTACCACGTCCTCATCCTTGGCGGCCTGCGTCAGTATGCCGTCCATCAGCAGCATATCGTCCGAGCCGTCCTCGTACTTGCCGTTGATGTACTGGTAGCCCAGTTCGTGTCCCACTTGTTTCAGCAGCTCGCTCAGCAGGAGGCTTTGGATATTAGCCGGAAGCTGACGGAACACAAGGTCGCCCGTCGGCTGGAAAGGTCGCCAGATGTGCTCGAAGGCACGCGGGTTGAAGAGCGTAAACGCCATCATGTCCTTGGGCGTCAGTTTCCGTTCGCTGTAGGTGAAGTCGCCTTTGCTGTCCGATTTTGTCGGGTCTTCCTTGCGTTTCTGAAGCATTCTGCCCGTCTTCACACGCGGAATGCTGATAGCGCTGTTCACACCCGGAATCACCATGATAAGCCCTTTATTCACCAGTTCGTTGCCGGTAGTGGCAAGGGTGAGCACGTGTTCCAGTACTTCGCCACCGTAGTTGGTGGTATTCAATCCTTGAATTGCCATTGTCTTTTAATTCTTTAATTGTTAATTATTAATTTGCGCCTCGGCGCACTACATTTTCACTTTCTGCCGTCCGCGTATCTGCGGAGCACTGCCTGCACTGCGCACGCTGCTGCCTACGTTCTTTCCGAAGTAGGACGAACCGCCCAGTTTGGCGTTTTTGGGATTCTTAATCGGTACCATGTCAATGAAGAATTAAGAATGAATATTGAAGAATTACGGGCGGCGGTTGGCTTCGCGTATTTCTCGTTGTCTTTTCTCCCAGGGACTTTCAGCAGTGCCGTCACCGGCAGGCGCTTCCAGTCTGTCCTTCAGCAGCTTCTTCGGCTTCAGAGCCTTCAAGGCACTCATGCCGTTCTTGAAGTCGGCTTTCAGGATGTTCTTGTAGGTGTCCTTCTGGTCGGCACCTATGCGGCCGTCGGTCACGGCATCCGTCACGGCGGTTTCAATGCGCTCTTCCTCCTGCTTTTGCAGCTGCTCTTTCAGTTCGCCGTTCTCTTTCTCCAGGTCGTCGGCCTTGTCCGCGCGCCGGGCAATCTCGCCGAGCATGGCCATCACCGCCGTTTCGTCGGCGCAGTTGGCAAAGTGGGGAATTTTCTTAAAGTCTTCCAATTTCATTTTATCAGGGTTTTGTGGCTGTTGCTCCAGCTCCAGCCGGTTAGTAAATATGCGGTATATATCGTCCGTGGTACTTTCGTCGGGCACAGCTTCCACGTCGTAGATGGCATCTATCAATCCCAGCTGCAGGGCTTCGTCGGCTTTCAGCCAATGGTCGGTGCCGTCGAAATAGGCATTCTTTATCTCTTCCTTATCCTTGCCGCAGCGCTCGCCGATGATGTCGGCAATGGTGTCTTCCAGGCTCTCGATGGTCTGTATCATGTCCGCCAAATCCTTCTTGTTGCCGTAGCAGCCACCGGAGACGTTGTGCAGCATCATCCGGGCATAACGGCTCATCTCAACACGCTTGCCGCAAAGGGCGATGACACCGGCGATGCTGGCGGCAATGCCGTCTATATAGATGGTGACATTGCTCTTGCATTGGCGGATGGCATTGAAGATGGCGATGCCGGGATAAACATCGCCGCCGATGGAGTTGATTCGCACGTTCAGGTTGGCATAGCTGCTGTCCAGGTACATCAGTTCGTTCACGATGTCCCGGCTGGCTATCCTGCCGTCGCCGCCTTCGTCGCTGATTTCTCCGTAGAGCAGCAGGCAGGCGGTTTGTTCGTTGAGTATGGATTTGAAAAGCATTGCTATTACGATTTGACGATTTACTATGTACGATTGGAGACTGTCCGCTCGCTGTTATCTGCGGCAAACTTACGGCGGCAGCGATAACCGCACAAAAAAGTGTGTAACCCTTGCGAACAAGTTTGCAGGCGGTGCGGCATAGCTGGCAACCGCTCCACGTTTTTTTCCGGTTCACAACTCGGATAATGACCTTTGCGTAAAATCGTAAAACATAATTCGTATGGCCGAACTTACCGCACAACAGAAAAAAGACTACGCTCGCATGCTCTACCTGAAGGACAATCTCACCCAACAAGAGATAGCGGAAAAGGTAGGGGTATCACGCCAGTCCGTGATTCGATGGATGAAGGCAGAAAAATGGGAGGAGATGAAAGTGGGTGTCACCCTGAGCCGTGAACAACAGATTTCCAACCTGCACCGCCAGGTGATGGAACTGAATAACGTCATACTATCGCGCCCGGAAGGAGAACGCTATGCCACCGCTCCGGAAGCCGACACACTGGGCAAACTGGCAGCAGCCATCAAAAAGATGGAAACGGATGTAGGCATTGCCGACCTTGTAAGCGTGGGCATACGGTTCATCGAATGGATTCGCCCGATAGACCTGGACAAAGCGAAAGAGGTAACCATACTCTGGGACAAATTCATAAAAGACCAGCTGTAGCCATGAAGCAGGAAGAAAGAAACGCGCTCGGCAACTGGGAAGAATATAAGGCGGACATCAGCAACTCCACCCCGGTGGATGTGAACATGAGCCGGGCCGAACGGGAAAAGCACCGCCTCTATCTAGAGGCACACCCGGTGGAATGGATTCAATACTTTTTTCCGGAGTATGCCAAATATCCGTTTGCGCCTTTCCATAAGAAAGCCATCAGACGCATATTGGGGAACGATGAGTGGTATGAGGTACTGTCATGGAGCCGCGAGCTGGCCAAGAGTACGGTAGTGATGTTCTGCGTCATGTACCTGGCACTGACCGGAAAGAAAAAGAACGTGATGCTGGCAAGTGCCACCCAAGACAGTGCCAAGCGTCTGCTCGACCCTTATCGTGCCAACTTCGAGGCGAACGGCCGCATCAAGGCCTACTATGGCGAGCAGGTAAACCTCGGCTCATGGACGGATACGGAGTTCATCGCCAAGTGCGGCTGTGCCTTCCGTGCCATCGGTGCGGGTAATGCTCCGCGCGGCAGCCGTAACGAGGCCGTGCGTCCGGATGTGCTGTTGGTAGACGACTACGATACGGACGAGGACTGCCGCAACCCGGACATCATACAGAAAAAGTGGGACTGGTACGAACAGGCATTCTACGCGACGCGCTCCATCAGCGAGCCGACCCTGATTGTATGGTGCGGGAATATCATTGCCCGCGACTGCTGCGTGGCGCGTGCCGCCACCCTGGCCGACCATCACGACATCGTGAACATACGCGACAAGGATGGGCACAGCACATGGCCCGAGAAGAATACGGAAGAGCACATCGACACCGTGCTGCGCAAAATCAGTGCCGCCAGTGCGCAGAAGGAGTACTACAACAATCCGGTCACCGAGGGCGAGGTCTTCAAGGAAATCACTTACGGACGGGTGCCCGACTTGAAGAAGTTCCCCTTCCTCGTCATCTACGGAGACCCTGCACCGGGCGAGAACAAAAGCAAGAACAGCAGTACCAAGAGCTGCATCCTCATGGGGCAGCTCAAGGATAAGGTATACGTCATCAATGCCCGTCTGGACCGCGGGCTTAATGCCGGGTTCATCGAATGGTACGTGCAGCTGCTCGAGTACGTAGGCGGCAAGACGTCCGTATATTGCTATATGGAGAACAACAAGCTCCAGGACCCTTTTTTCCAGCAGGTATTCAAGCCCCTCGTGGCCAAGGTGCGAAAGGAACAGCCGGGCATACAGCTGTATATCCATCCCGATGAAGACCGCAAGACTGACAAGGCGACCCGCATCGAGGCCAATCTGGAACCGCTGAACCGCGAAGGCAACCTCGTATTCAATGAAATGGAAAAGGACAACCCGCACATGAAGCGTCTGGAAGACCAGTTCAAACTCTTCACCCTGCGCCTGAAGTTCCCCGCCGACGGGCCCGACTGCGTGGAGGGCGGCTTGCGCATCCTCAAGAAGAAGGTACAGCAGCTGAAGCCCATTACCGTGGTACGCCACAATCCCCGCAGCAACCCCAAACGACTGTGACAAGCATATTAATAATTAATAATGAAAGAATTAAAATGAGCCAGTTTATCCAACCCGAAGACTACGACGCCAGCATCCACAGTGAGATACTGGGCAGGCTGACCCGCGACGACGCCGCCGTGGTGGAAATCTGCGAAGACCGTGCCATCGCCGAGATGCGCGGCTACCTCAGTGCACGCTACGACGTGGATGCCATCTTCTCGGCCGAAGGCAGCGCACGCAACCAGCTTGTCCTGATGATGACAATCGATATCGCCGTATACCACTTGTTCAGCATACACAACCCGCAGAAGATGTCGCCGATACGGAAAGACCGCTACGAACGGGCAATAGAATGGCTGAAGCAGGTGGCGGCATTCAAAATCACCGTAGACGGTGCACCCGGACTGCCCGATGAAGAAAGGAAGCAGGACAGCCCCTGGATGTTCAGTAGTAATCCCAAACGAACGACCCATTTATGAAAAGAATCAATTTCCCGAAGTTCTGGAACAAGGCGCCCCACAGCAAGCAGCGCATCACCGAAGGCAGCAACGTCACCCGCCCGGGTGCCACCATCATACTGACACAGCCCCAGCGTTTCGGCATCGGGCTGGACGACTACATGCAAGGCATCCGCAGCTTTGAGAACGTGGACTTCACACAGCGCGTGCGCATCTACGATATCTACTCCGAGAGCCTGATGGACCCGCACCTCTTCTCCGTCATCCAGAAACGCAAGAGCGGCGTGCTGGGCCGCAAGATAGAGTTCCGGCGCAACGGAATGCCCGACGACAAGGTGAACGAGCAGATATCCTCCCCCTGGTTCCTGCGCTTCCTCGAAGATGCGCTCGACGCCCAGTACTGGGGCTTCACGCTGGTACAGTTCTACATCAACGACAAGGGCTGGATAGACTACTATCTGGTGCCGCGCAAGCACGTAGACCCCGTGCTGCGCATCATCAAGACCCGCCAGAACGATATTACCGGCGAGAGTTTCGACGAATACCCCGACCTGCTGATGATACGAGGTAAGGAACCGCTGGGCGTACTGGCGCGCTGTGCTCCCTACGTCATCTACAAGCGGGGCACCGTGGGCGACTGGGCACAGTTCTCCGAGCTTTTTGGCATGCCCATACGCAAATACACCTACGATGCCGCCGACCCTGATGCACTTACTGCTGCCATGGATGCCGCCAGAAGCCAGGGTGGCGCTGCCACCTATTTCCAGCCCGAAGGCTCCAATCTGGAATTCGTGGAGACGGGCAATACCACCGGCAGCAGTGAGCTGTACAGTAGTTTCGTGGACCGCTGCAACGCCGAAATGAGCAAGGCCGTGCTGGGCAATACCCTCACCACCGAAGCCAGCGAGACGGGTACGCAAGCCCTTGGAACCGTGCACAACAAGGTGGAGCAGGAACTTGTGGAGCAGGACGCCCTCGCCATCCTCAACCTGCTGAACTACGACATGACCGACCAGTTTGCCGCTCTGGGAGTGAACACCGCGGGCGGAGAATTCGTCTATGTGGAGGAGGCCGACCTGGAGCAGGTGAAGACAAAGGCCGAACTGCTTGAAAAGGCTGTCAGTGTGTTCAACCTCCCCATGTCCGACGACTATCTGTACGAGCAGCTGAATATCGAACGTCCCGATAACTACGAGCAGCTGAAAGCGGAAATGGAAGAAAAGAAGAAAGCCGCCAACTTCTTCGGACTATCTTCATTCTCTTCCTCCGAGGAGCAGGGGGAGGTGGCAGCGAAACACCTGGCCGACAAATCTCCCCAAAACCGCACAACCTCTTTTTTCGCGGACGCCCCGCACGGCAACGGGGCTTTAGACTAGTAGTCGACGAGCTTTATCGCAATGCAGCCGATGACGATGACGACGTTAGCACCGCCTTCGTCTTCGACGACCGCGCCCTGCGACGCTCCCTCAAGCGCGTATACGAAAAGAACTTCCACCCCATGACGGAGATAGAAGAAACTCTTTTCAACGAGACCTTCCGCATCATGACCGATGCCACCAACAAAGGTCTCAGCAAGTCCGGTGCGGAAGTCACCCCGGGCTTCAGGCAAAAGCTGGAGCAAGGCAACGCCGTCTTCTCCGCCTTCAAGGTGCACCGCATGCAGAACGATATTGCCGCACAGCTCTACGATTCAAACGGTGTTTTAAAACCGTTTGAACAGTGGAAAAACGATGTTCACCCCATGCTCGACCACCACATAGGACACTGGCTGCGCACGGAATACAACACCGCCGTCATCCGTGCCCGCCAGGCTGCCGACTGGCAACGCTTCGAGCAGTATGCCGACATCCTGCCGAACCTGGAGTGGATGCCCAGCACCAGCGCCAATCCGGGAGCCGACCATAAAGTGTTCTGGGGTACCATCCTGCCCATCAGCCACCCCTTCTGGAACATGCACCGTCCCGGCGACCGCTGGAACTGCAAGTGCTCACTGTCCGCTACCGACGAGCCGCCTACTGGAGCGCCGCGCAGCAACGACCCGAAAGACCGGCCTGCACCGGGGCTGGACAACAATCCGGGTGTGGACGGGAAGCTGTTCAGCGACACGCATCCGTACATCGCCAATGCATACGAAGGTGCAAAGGATGCGGTGATGACATTCCTGAAAAACTATTTCCCCGATTATGCCAAGGTGAAGGTGGAGCCGCAGCATGACCAGGACGGAAAGTACTCGGAACGTACCAAGGAAATCAAGAAGGAAGCCAGGGCGGAACTTCAGGGAACCACCCTTGTACATCCCGAATTCAAAGGGGAAATTGCCATATCCCGCCGCAGTATTGACGAATGGACCAACCAGCCGCATGTGCACTACGCCCACAAGAACGAACTTATCTTTCAGATAGGCAGCGTACTGAAGAAAGCAAAATACCTGGGATATGGAAAGGATGCAAGCCCGAAACCGGGTTCCAAGTGGGTGCATCTGTTTGAGATTAAAATACTGGGAGACAAGAGTTGGATTGTCGTAAAGGAATATGAGGACGGAAGCAAGATTCTGTACAGTATTTCGGATAGCCCGAATATCCTGAACCAGCTGAAAGAGAAATAGCCTCTAAATCACGGCCGGAAATACAATCCGGCATAGACTTAAAAGCTATTTCCATGCACAAATATACATCTATTTATTTAATAAACAATGAATATTCAAGAATTTAACCGCCGCATCCTGCAATACCGCAAGCAGGTGGACGACCTGGCACGCCGACGCATGCCCGTACTGGCCGGGAACATTGCCAAACGACACATCGAGGAAGACTTCCGGCGCGGCGGTTTCACCCACAATGGCTTCCACAAATGGCCGGATACCAAACGGCAGAGGAGCGGTGGAAACAGTGCCGGTGCGCAATACGGCCCACTGCTCTCCGGCAGGAACCATCTTTCGGGCAGCATCGGGTACACACCGGGCGACGGCCAAGTCACCGTCTACACCCGTGTACCTTACGCTGCTGTTCATAACCGGGGTGGCACCACGCACCCCACCGTCACTCCGAAGATGCGCCGCTATGCCTGGGCGCAGCATTACCGCGAAGCCGGTGGCGACAAGAAGAAGGATACCTTCTGGAAGCGCCTGGCACTGACCAAGAAGACAAAGCTCACCGTCCGCATCCCCCAGCGCCGGTTCATGCCATCCAAGCCCGGACCGGAACTGGAACAGAAGATAAACGATAAATTGGATACAGAAATCCGCAAAATCATAGCAGCCGATTAGTACAATGGCACATTATTCACATTAGCACATTTATATCATGGAACAACTATTCAATGACCTCCAGCAACAGATTGCAAAGGAAATGGGCAGCACCGTCTCCCTCATCGACGAAGACTACGGCCAGCTCGAAGCCCTTGCGGGCGGTGAGGACCAGTACCCCGTAACCTTCCCCTGCGTCCTTATCGGCATTCCCGAAACCCTCTGGGAAAACCTGAAGGGCAACCTCCAGCACGGCAAGACCACCGTCACCGTCCGGCTTGCCTTCGACTGTTACGACGACACGCACTACGGCAGCGCACAGGAACAGCATGTGGCCGAACGCATGGCGCTTGCCCGGCGACTGAACAGCTGCCTGCACGGCTGGCGGTTCGAAGGGTGTGCCACCGCCCTGGTGCGCCGTGCCAACCGGCAGTTCTCGCTACCCGGATGCATCAAAGTCTATGAGATGGAGTATACCACTACCGTGGCCGAAGAAATTCAGAACAGCGAAAGCTGACGCTCCAGTTCCTCCTGCTGGCGCAGCACGCGCGGGTCGGCACTGGCGTTGATGATGTTATAGAATGTCTTTTCACAGATGGGATAGAGCGGCCAGATGTAGCGGCGAAGAATCTCGCGGTTACTCAGGCCGCTGCGGCTGTGCTCGTCGTAGATGCGGAGAATTTCTTTCACCCGGTGCGCATAGCTCCGGCCAACAATGGAACGATGATATTTCTTCATACCCTAAAAACTGATTTGTGATTACCCTGAAACTGTCTGAAAACCCTATGCAAAAATAATTATAAACACCCATTAATGCAACTAATGTCGCCAGAAAGCACATACTACAACACGGAATAGCCCGTTTCGCCCACCTTTGCACCGTCTTCTTCGCGAAACAAGACAGAGTGAACGCAATTTGTGCACGCCCGTACAGCGCAGCCAAATTGTAAATCGTACATTGTAAAATCGTAAATGAAATGGTAAACTATTCCCTTGCTCTGATGAGCACAAAACCGGGCGATGAAACCGCCCCCAAGAAATATTACGCCAAGGCGCAGGCCAGCGGCGAAGTGAACATGGACGAAATGGCCGAAGACATCTCCTACGCCACCTCCCTGACGGACGGTGACGTGCTGAACGCCATCCGCGCCCTCATCAAGCAGGTGAACCGGCACCTGTCGGCAGGCAAGATTGTACGTCTGGAGAACTTCGGCAGCTTCCAGCTGCAGCTGTGCAGCACCGGCGCCGAAACCGAGAAGAAGTTCACCAGCGCCAACATCACCGAAGCCACCGTCCAGTTCCGCCCCGGCAAGCCCGTGAAGGCTGCCACCCGTGCGGGCGACGGCGGGCTTACCTTCAAGCGTGTGGCCAAGAAGGGTGAAGCGCCCCTGCCCGATGACGGCGGAAATACCGGGGGAGGCAGCGACGGCAACCAGGGGGAGAACCCGCTGGGCTGAGAACCGCCCGGTAGCAGTGCAATGACTACGCAGTAGTAAACGAACAATTACCCGTAAGTAGCCGACCAACTACTTACGGGTAGTTTTTTGCCCTGCTGCAGCGCAGCCTTTCATTCTTTCATTATTAATTCTTAACTTGCAAAGCACTATGAAAGCAATCTACATGAGTGACCTGGCACAAGCCTATTTCCCGAACTCCACACCCCGCAGCGCCTCGGCACAGCTGCACCGATGGATAAAGCTGAACACCGAACTGCAGGAACGGCTGGAACAGCTGCACTACAAACCCCGACAGCGCGCATTGACGCCGCTGCAGCACGAGGCGATAACGGAGTGCCTGGGGGAACCGGGAGAGTGAGGCTCTTGGACAGAAGAACAAAAAGACAAAAAGAAAGCCGCTGACGGGAGGACCGCAGCGGCTTTTGCCTTATTACTGGTTGAGAGAAAGCAACCATCATTTCTTTTTTGCTGAATTCTCTTCCGAATTACCCTTGACGAATATTGAGACAATTGAAATCAACACAGCACCTCCCATTATACCGGCAAACCAAGGCTTATCCAAATACAAAGCGTAACCTGTAACTGTCGAAAAGACAAGTATACAAAGAAAAGCAAAGAACATTCCCCACCAATTCATTCTTCCAATACGTCCTTCCGTTTTTTTTATAATTTGAAGTTTCTGCTTATCCATTGCATGACGATGCGTTTGCTCTTTGACTGAAGCATCTATTAAATAATCCACTATTCGAGGGTCAATATTTTTATAAGCCTGTAATTCACCTGGTGAGGGCAAACAATTATCATCCACCGTAAAAGTTTGTTCCAATTGCTTTCCTATGCCTCCATTGGTAGAAACTTGTGTCTCCTTCTGTTTGATTTCTTGTTTTCCCATTATTATCCTACAACCAAATTAGTCAATGATTTACGTACATCGCCTTCTACGGATCTGCGGTCACGTAACAGATTAGCCTTGTCATCGGAGCGCTTTTCTTCTTTGCCAAACATCTCCTTTTTCAGTTCATCAATAGCCTCTGATTCTTCGTAATATCGTCCTTGGGAAGCTTCACGAAACGTATCTGCCCCTTTCTTCAAGAACCGACCAATTTCTTTTATTACACACATATTTGCCTCCATTCTATATTGATTATATCTTATAAAACACTTGCTTACCCAAAAGGTTCATGTATCGGAATCATTCATACTTCCATTTTGAACACGCTACAAATAACGGCATTTTCCGCGAGTTTGCCAACTTTTCAATCACGAAATGTGCAAAACAGCCACAAGAACATACCTTGTTCCCGGATAGGCGGTCAAACCACACCGGGATAAGATTGATTCATTTCCGATTTGTTTTTAGCCAAACAACATCGGGTTTAGCTCATAGTTACTTATTAAAATCTCTGTCTTACGTTTCGCCTTAGTGAGATTGGCGACTTTGAGAGGCATATCTATCTTTTCAACGTGCCATTTATTCACAGCAACAAAGTACCGTAATGTCTGACACCAAAAGTTAGATAAGATGAATTTTCCTTTTATTCCCTGCAGGACGGTGAGCATCTGGAACAATTCTTCGTGGGTATATCCACGGTAATGACCTTGAGTACATCCTGGATATGGTGGGTCAAGGTAGAAAAACGTATCGGATGTATCTCTTTGTTTTATTACATCCAGCGCATCCCGACAAGAAATTTGCACATCCTGCAGGCGATTCTTCAATACGGAATTAAACTCTCTACGCTTGTTTCGCATGAATACACCGGTATGGCTTCCTGCCGAACCATTACACCATTTCCAACCACCGTGCATACTTCCGGAAAAAGAACCGTTTGTTATTATGAATACAGCCCAGGCTATATCAGTGTCTCCGGCCGGAACTCTTCCGTTATAGTAATCTTTAGCCAGATAGTAGTCAGATTCGGAACAAAGACTATTGTCAATCTTTTCAGCCAGTTGCTCAAAATTAGTCGCAACCTGCCGATAGAACGTAATAAGTTTATCGTTCTTATCATTAATCACCTCAAGATAGCTTTTGGGCTTTTGAAAAAAAACAGCACCTCCACCAAAAAAAGGTTCACAATAAATTTTGTGAGCCGGCATCATAGAAATAATTTTGGCTGCCAGCTGCTGCTTACCTCCGTAGTATGTTATTGGTGTTCTCATTTGATTCCTTTCTGATTTGTTATACGCCAATTATCTTATCATTGATACGAAATATGTTATCACTCACAAAATCGTATATCTTATACATAAGTTCCGGCTCTTCCTCTTTCGGAGAATAAACCATTACCTTTTTACCTGCACCTTTCATCCATCCAGCTTCCGTATTAGCCGACCGACCACAAGGAAGAACCATAACACAGACATCCGCCCACTTCATGCCATTAAAATCTGAATCAAATCCTTTTTGTGCAATCGGATGATTAAGAGCTTCACGATATTGCTCTGTTGTCCAGTTCTGCCAATCAGGATCTATATCAGACCATTGGAAACCACCATTACCATGAAAAGGATTCTTAAAATCGTAAACCTCATGTCCTAAATCACGGAGAATAGCTACAATGTCCTGTTGAAATACATTTTTCCAACTACTTGTTACATAAATCTTTGCCATAATATTTTTTTTTATAATTTCACTTTTGTATTTTTGTTACAGCATTTGCGACTATGGAAGAAAACGTCTAACAAACGTTTTGTGGGTTCAAATCCCTGCCAAATGTTAGGCAATATTGCCGTATAACAAATTAATTTTTATTATGAAAAAATTAATTTGTTAGATTGGGCGTAAAAAATCCCAATCTAACATAAAATTGATTGGAAAGTTTATGCTTGAAACTTTATGTTTCCTCGTTGCTATTATTGGTCTCATTGGAGTTATTCATTCCATCATCACAGGAGGCTTTATAATAACTGGATGGTAGGCACTATAGTTGATAACAGAAATCTATGGTATCAAATAGTACTTAAAAGCATAAATCGCCCTAATGAGGCAAGTCTTACAGACTTGCCTCATTTTTATTTTGTTAAGAGTTAAACAACTTATAAAAATACACCAATACCGCTATGCATATTATTGTAGCGCATACAATGCTAGTGCATTGTACGGGTGTGGATAACTGAGTAAATTGTTCCATGATATCTTTCCTTTTTTAATCCACCTGATACAGCCTGCACCCCGTCTTCTCCTTTGCCCTGTACAGAAAACTTGCCGCCTCGTCGCTGTCCACCACCAGACGGATGGCGGTGAGTCCTTCCGTCTTGGGCTTCTGCAGGAGCAGGGAGCACGGCTGTTCGTAGTAGTTCCTGTAGAAGATGAAATCCGCCACATGGAAATTGTCTATCTGGACAATGTATTTTACGGGAATACGCATAGGACTTCAGTGGTTAAATGTCGTTTGAATTCCCTTTGAGGCAGGGTTTCACTTCCCCGTCCGGTACCCAGTCCACCGTAACGATGCCTTTCACTTTGCCGGTGCCGCCACACTTGGGGCACGGGACCAGCTCCGTGTCCTTTACCGTGATGTCCCCCTGGAAATAGCCGTTGCCCTGACAATAGCCGCAGGAATACCCCGGGAATTCTCCGACGGTCTCCCGTCCCGTTCCGAAGAGGGGCGCCGTTACCAGCACCCCGTTCTGTTTCTTGCTCATGGTTTGTTCTGTATTAAGTTCTTTTTCTCCTTTCATAATTCCAGCCGTTCAGTCTGTACACCTCGCGCCGTGCCTCTTCCCTGGTCGGATATTCATTCACCTTGGTGCCAAGAGTGGATATCTCCGGAGGGAAGCTGTCACCCTGACGGTAGGTGATATCGAGATACACCGCCCAGCACCGACCGCGGGGACGGTACCGGTAACAACGATGTATCTCCCTCATCTCACTGCTCAACCGCATCACTCTCCTTTTTAGGCTCCACATAGAAGGTCTCTTCCTGCACCACCTGCACACCGATCTTCGGGAAATAGGATACCACGTCAGGATTCTCACGGTCAGCCAGCAGTCTGTCCTTGGCAAGCTCCTCACTGGTGCGGATATACTGCGGCAAAAGCTCCTTGCATAAATTCGTCACTGCCGCCCAGGTGAACCCCTTCAGGTTCTTCAGCTTCGGTGTGCCGGTACGGAAACCGAATACGCCATGGGTGCTTTCCAGGCTTTTCTTCCTGGAGAACAGTTCTTCCTTGTTTTCTACGGCGTATGCCTGCATGATGTCGAAGTTCTTTTCCTTTGTGGCAGACAGTTCTGCCAGCTGGTCCGCATACTTCTCGCGGATACGGGTCATCTCAAGGTCCATTTTTGAGGTGAGGTTCTGTACTTTGGCATCGGCCGCCGCAAAATCTGCGAAGGCCTGCTCTGCCTGCTCGCGGCTGATGCCGCTGACTACTGTTTTCTTTGTTCTTGCCATAATTCTTGCTCTTTTGATAGGGTTAATAATTTAATAGTTGATTTTATTTTTCTGCAGCTTGCTGGCATTGCGGTGATAAGACCTGTACTCTTCTGTTTTCGTAGGGTCCTCCAATTGCCGGAGTTCCCGGTCGATGTTGTCGTAACGCACCAGCTCCGCGCGGTATTCGTCCAGCAGGCGGTCGTACTCGATAGGTCTCAAGGCGGTAATACCCGCCATCAACCGGTCCTGCAGGTCACAGATACGGTCTGCACAGACTTCGAGACGGGATGCCAGCCGTTCACGGCGTTTGTTCCTGTCTACGATATGAACCATTGGGATATATTGATTATCATTATCTACCATCTCATCTCCTCCCCTTCTTTATTGTGATAAAATTCTGCACAACCGGAGCGGCGGCAAGCTCACTCCGGCTGTAATAGACCAGTCCGGCTTTGCGGTATCCGGTAATGTAACCCTTACGCTGCCAGGCATTCAGCGTCTCACGGCTACATCCTATAAGCTCTGTAGCATCTTTCTGGCCGATATAGTCCGCACGGTTCGTATCCGGCAATTTCTGGTATTCGGCACGTTGGCGGCGTTCTTTCAACAAATCCTCCACAAAGCCTTCCAACTGCGCGACCTTACGCTTCAGAGCCTCAAATTCCCGTACACTGACTGACTGGCGCTCTTTGGGCTCAGGTCTGTCAACCGTCACCGGATATCTGTCCGCATCGGGTATCAGCTCTTCCAGCGATAATCGCCCTGCGGCAAAACGGGCGGCGTCACGGCAGGCATAAAACACGGTCTCGTCCTTGTCTTCCTCCGGAACAGAAGCCACGTAGGTGGCAAACACCTGACTCTCATTATGCCCGTTTTCCAGCACCTCGGCCTGGAGCAGACTGATTTTATCCCCTTTCATGCGGAGAATGGCAATTCCTTTCTTTATTTCCTGTTTCTTTCTCATTGTATCAATCCTTTTTAAGTTTCCTTTCCTCACGGCGCATCCACGCCTCCAGCTGTTTCTTGGTGGCCTGGAGTTCCCAAAGCCTCATGCTTGTAACGTCCTTGCGCGCTTTGCTGTACTTACGTGCCCAGATGTTCAGCTTCGCCACGTTCATGCGGTATTCCTCCTCACTGTCGCTGGTGAACCCCTGGTTCAGCTGGGGAATCTGGAACGAAAGACGGTAGATGTCCCGGAATACATTCCTGGCTTCTGCCATCTGCATGGCCCGTGCCTTGTCGTCCGTCGGGTTCAACCGCTCCAGCAGCTGCCGCGCCTCCTGCATTGTCAGCTCCCGGCTGCTTTCCGTACGGCCGGAAGTGAACTCGTAGATGCAGCCGTGGCGGGCCTCGTCATCCATGCCGATACGGTGGAAGGTGGCGTGCAGGGCTTTAAACTGCTGGGCGCTGATAGGTTTGTCGGCAGTCGTTCTCATGGCTCATTACATATTACATTCTCCCCAATATCTTGCCGCCTCTTCCGGCCAGATGTCATAGTAGCCTTTCGGACCGATGAAGCGTCCCTTGCTGAAAGCCCGGTAGCCCTCGACGTAGATTTTCAATGACGCGTCAAACATCACGCTCTTGCCACTGCGTCCGGTAGGCAGCCTGCCACTGGCATGGCTGATAAAAATCATCAGCTTGTTACGGTGGCGTTCCTTGAATTCAATATACTGCCGATAGGTCATCTGTGTGTATTGGAAACTGTCTATCACCACAAAATCTGGTGATTTCTGACGTTTCAGACGCAGGCTGAGCTGCTCGATGCTTTCATTGTCGATAAGCAGAAAGCGACGGTTGACCTCCATCATGCCAAAGCGGCGGAGTGTGTCCTGCATGGTGAGGCAGGCACCTTCTTCCATACTGTTATAGGCCACACGGCCGAAACGGCAGAGATACTTGCAGAGCTGCATCACAAATGAAGTCTTTCCGTTACCGGAGTTCCCCCACACAAACCAGACACCCCGACGCTCGGGTGTGCCGAAAGCGTCATGCCACACCCCCTCAAAGTCCAGTGTGTCAAACTTCATGGAAAGCATCTCACGTACCCCCTTGGCATTACGTTCAAAAGTCTCACTCATTACTCTGCCCCTCCTTTCTGCTGCTCGGCACGGCGCTTCTGCGCATGTATCACCCGCTTCACACGGCGCAGGTCATTGTCACTGGTTTCAGCATCTTTCAGCACACGTCTTATCTCGGCTTCACCGGTCAGCCCGTTGGCCTGACAGATGGCATACACGTCGTTGCGGCTGGTGGCGTTCAGGTCGAAGAACTTGCGTCCGATGCGGCTGTTGATTTCCTTGTAGCCTTTCTTGTTGTATCTCAGCCCGTTGTCCACACGCCGCTTGATATAGTCGGTACTCATGAACACGATACCCGCGCGTCCTTCCAGGCGGTTGTAGATGCTGATGAAGTAATTCAATACACAGTCCGTCAGCTTGTCCCCCTCATCGAAGATGAGCAGCGGGTTCTGGAGAAAACCGATCATACCGAGCGCATAGTCCAGCATGTCACGCAGGTTGCTGGTGCTGTCGGTAGGCGCGCCCACCTGCTTGGCTATCTCGCGCACAAAATCGCTGCGTTTCATATCTTCCGAGCAAAGGATATAGAACACGTTGCGGTGTGTGCGACGGAACTCTATGGCGGCAGTGGTCTTGCCGCATCCGGCATCGCCCACCATCCAGGTGACATTCTTGTACATCTGGGCGTCGGCCAGCACGTAGGTGGCGAGACGGAAGTTCTCACTCTCGCAGATGGTCCAATGCTCGAAGCTGAAACCTATCTGCGCCGCTATGCGGCTGAACATGTCATCGCTGATGCTTTCATACTTGGTGTTCAGAATCTGGCTCACCACAGCCGCACTGACACCCTGCAGGCTCTCGCTGGCGCGGTTGCGGCTGGGAAAGTTCTCACAGTAGGCCATCAGTGCGTCGCGGATGGCATCCTTGTCTTGTTTGGTTAGTCCTTTCATTCTTGAATGGTATTTAATTGGTTATTGATTGCCGTTTAAAATCTGTCCAGTGCCAGCTCGTCCAACGTCATGTTGGAGAGTGCCTTGGTATATTCCCCCATAGTGGAGTAATCGGTTTCCGTGTCCGCTTCGGCCTCCTCCCGCTTCTGTTTTTCCGGCAGGGAGAGAGGAATATGGAGCTCGCCACGGTCATGCCTTTCACGGTATCCGTCCATCTTATTCTTGCTGAGGTTCTTAGGTTTGGGAGTGGAAAGACCGAAGAGCTCGGCTGCAATACGTTCGTCAAGGTCGAAACGCTCGCCTTCCAGCTGGATGGCGGCCATGGTCTCCTTGTTCCGGTCGATGGTTTTCCGCATGAAGCTGCTCTCTTCCGGTGTGCGCTCCTGCGTGGCGCGGCTGACAGTGACCTTAGGAGTGGCGGTGGCGCTGTACTTGGCACCGGTGGCGGTATTCCGCCACAGCTCCACGCGGGTCATGTCCATAGGATCATACATCACGGTGAACTCGCGTCCGGTATTGCGAAGCGCCCATACCTCGTCACGCAGGCCGTCGGCGGCATATACGTCATAGTGGTATTTCCGTTTGTCTATTTCAAACTGAAGTCCGTAGTTGGTATAGGTCACGGCTTTGGGATGGCACAGCCAGAACATACGCATCATGTCAACCTCCGTAACGGGTTGGGCCTCGGGATTCCCGCTCATGCGGTACATCTCCATGTGTGGAATACCGGTGGCGAAGTGCTTTTCCTCATTGTTCCATCTGTCACGGCATTCCTTGTAGATTGTTTTCAGCTCCTCGAGCGTGGGAAGTGCGTAGGCGTTCTCTTCTATGAATTCCAGGTTGGGCTTGCTGTTCAGCTTCTTGGCGTTCACGTTCTGTCCCGTGAAATGCCAGATGGCATGAAGGACTTGTGCCTGAAAACGGTAGAAGGCATTCTCTATGGTCTTGGACTGTCCGTTATAGGGCATCGTGGGACGGTGGAGCACCGTAAGGCGTTGGAAGAATCCCGCGGCGTTGCCTTTCTTGTGTCCTCCCTGGTTGTCGGTCACTATCTCGTAGGGACGGCTGCCGGAAACTTCCACGGCCATGCGGTAAGCACGGTACTGGCAGTCGAAATTCTCGTTCGGGGCGATGTCATATCCAAGCAGGGTCTCGCTATAGGCATCCATCACTTCATATACGCCGGTGGTACACATCTTGCCCTGTTCGTTCCTGTAGTAGAGGTTCAACTTGGTACCGTCGCCATACCACAAGGCATCGCGCATCTGCGGGAGGCTGGTCTTCATCAGGCTGGTGTACTTGGCTTTCCATTTCTGCATGCCATGTACCGCCGCATACCACATAGGCATCACGGCAGGGTCGTTGAGATAGTTCTTCACGGTGGTGGGCGACTTGATGATGTTCAGGCCGCGCTCCACCGCCTGACGGTTGTATTCGTCGAAAATCTGCGCCTCCGTATAACGGGGGACAATGCTGCGGCGGAGCTTCAGCAACAGCCGCGCCACTTCGGGAACCACCACACGTGCCGCCTGGTTGCCTGTGTTCTTGTTGACAAGGGCGGCATAGCCGATTTTTTTATAAGCGTTGAATTTTTCGCGGAGACGGGTCTTGGGCAGTGTGTGTCCATAGTGTTCACGAAGCTTCTCACATGTACCTTGCACCGTTTCCCACACGATGGACTTGCGGCTGTAACCGCACTTGCTATGCAAGGCTCCGGTCTCTTTCTCCACACGGACCAGCTCGTTCATCACCTCGGCATTCAGCACATATTCGGCCTGGCGTTCCAGAGAAATGGCGGGTTGGTAGGTTCTATAGAATTCCACAGCCCTGCTGTCACTGCGGATAATATTACTCATTAATTGTTCTTTCATTTCTTCCAAAGCATTGGGATAAAGTCTGTCGTATGCCTCGCGAATAAGGGCGGGAAGACTGGTGTAGTCTATGAGAGCGTAGGAACCGGCCCCCTTACCGGGACGGACAACCCGGATCTTGCCCTCACGTACTTTCTTATCATAATTAGGTTTACTCAATATCCTTCCTTGCGAGACCAGCTCAGGAAAAGTGACACACCTTATTTTACCGTACATTTCCATAATCAGAAACTTTATACTTTTCAACATTGTGCAAGCCCCGGCATCGAACCGGGGAGCCGACCACTTCCGCATGGCAAGGAAAGTTCCGGACTTGCAGCCTGTTCCGGACTTTACAGTTTATGGCCGTTATAGTCATATTGTACAACCTTGCCCTCAACATCTATCGACCGCAGATGAAAGCCCTGCGGGGTTGCCTCACGGGCAAAGTCTTCAATGGTATCGTAATTCATCTCGGCAGGTACGTCAGCCTCTGAGCATCTTGACATGTTTCTGAGATCCAGAACAAACGGGTTATTGCTTACCCATGTCACCTTTACTTTCATGCCATTTCCTCCTTTCCGCTGTCCGGCATACAAAGCGATATCGCCACAATAGCCGATAATACGATGATTACAAACGCATTGCGGCTGTCCGCATCCGTTGCGTCAACATTGGTTCCCAGCCACATGCCATAGGTCATGCCCACAGCTACGGCAATCTTCTGAATTGTTCTCCAGGTTTTCATATAATTCAAGTTTAATATCTGTCAATCAATAGTTTTATCAATCGCCTTTAAGGCTTTATACTTGCGGTCTACCAGTCTACCTTCATCGTCAATAGTGAGTGTCCATGCGGGATGATACCCACGTAACCTTTTGTCCTCTGTTCTTTTGTCAGTACTATAGGCTAATACAAAAGAAAATCCCACAGCCGTACACCCGTCGGACAACGGTTCATCAAAATGTACACCCCAATAGGAATTCCTGCCACTACGGGTACCTACCGCCTTCGTCACTTGACGGACGGCAAACACGGGTACTCCACGCTCGTCGTAGCTATCCACAACGACAATCTCAGCACGCTCCGTGGCAAGAACCCTGCATTCTTCTTTCCAGTAAATCATAAAGATTTGTTTATAAGGTTTTTACTTTCTCGTACGGGTTATCTATCAATGTAACTTCATACATTTTACATCCGTGATTCAGTGCATAAGCACGAAGAGTTTTCGCAAATGGTGAGTTCGTCTCAAAATTCAATGCCGAACGCACAGTACGTGTAGTGGTAAAAAACTGTTTAGCGATGGCTTCTTGTTGTGAAGCGTCTGCTTTGATGAATCTTTCCTTTTCTGCCATTGTATTTCTATTTATAAAGTTAATTCTGTATATTTGGAGCGTTTTCCATTTGGATGACGATGCAAATATCGAAACTTCTTTCGATAGAAGCAAATAATTATCGAACTATTTCACGATTTATATATTAAAATCATGCAGAAAGACGAAACAATTCACGAGAGGATAACTCAATTAGTTAATAAGTACGGGAATGGGAAAAACACCGTATTTGCCTCTTTAATAGGAAGTAATGAAGCAAATGTCCGTGGCTACAGAACGTCAACGATGCCTAAATTTGATTTTTTAGAGAAAATCGCAAGAAATATCGATATAAATTTAGATTGGCTCTTGACCGGTCGCGGTTCTATGGAAAAACAGCCACCAAAATCTTCTTTTGCGTTATCTCAAATAAACAATGATTTTGTTTCAATCCCACTGGTAGACATCTCTGTTGCAGCAGGCTGCTGTGGCTACGATAATCCCGATTATTTGGAAGTAGTAGATACCATAAAAATGCCTTCATCCATGGTGCGTAATAGTGAGAAATACTTCTGCGTCCGCATCAAAGGAGAAAGTATGTCACCTACATTATTGGATAGCTCCTACGTTATCGTGAGATTACTCGACTGTTCTGAATGGCAGGACATGCCCGACCAACATATCTACGTCATTAGTGACACTGATGGGCGTTCATATATCAAACGCATCAAGAACCGATTCCGTCAACATGGATTCCTCGTCTGCATGTCAGATAATGTAGATAAGATCAATTACCCCAATTTTAATTTGGAAGCTCAGGAGATAAACACCATACTTCATGCTGAATGGTATTTCAGTGCTAAAATGCCGAATCTGAATGAAACATATTATGATAAAGTTAATCAACTGGAAGATGATATGGATGTAATGAAAGGGCAGATGGTGCAGATACAGCAATTGTTGCGTGCTATCAATGTAAAGTAAGAATAGAAATAAGAAAATAGCCAATTTGATAAGTTTACTTGCTGGTATTATTGGCACTTGGAAGGCCTGCTCTTAGCTCCTTGACTTTTTCCAATATTTTAGCGTATAGCTCTCGATATCCTGCATCTTCGATGTCACTTATATATCCATCAATAGGTTCATATCCGTTTACTGCACAAAACAAGATTTCGAGTGCACGCTGATACCGTGGAAGTTCCTTGTGCGAATAG